GTTTAGAAGTGAACATAATATCATCACTCTTATGATAATCGAACATTTCCATATTCAAACTATATCCACCTTTCTTAGAAGGATAAATTATTTCTCTAAATTTATGTGAAAATGTTTTTGGGTTACCATATGGTGCTAATCCCATAACTTTATACTCTCCTTCGTTTGGTTTAAATCCTAAGAAGGCGGTAAAGGTTGAATATAACATCCCCAATGAATTTGGAAACTTAGTAGTTTCTAATGTTTTCCAAGTATTCCCTTCACCATGTGCTAAAACGGTCGTATCCCACTCTCCAACTCCATCAATACTTAATATTGCTGCTTCTCTATATGGAGATGTTAAATATGAATAACCAATATGTGAATCGTGATGTGATGTGAATTTAATTTCAGCTTTTGAAAACATCCACTTTAATTTCTTTTTTAATTCAATAAACTGGCTTACTCCTTTAAATGCAAATTTGAATGCATCTTTTATTTGGAAATTTTTTAAACAAGTTGTTACAACTCTATGTGTTTTAACCAAAGGTTTCTCATAAAAACAAACCTCTTCGACATCTTCAAAACTAAATCCCGATTCCTCTATAATCCATTTAATTGATTTTTCTGGAAATGAACTATCATGCTTTATTCCACTAAATCTTTCTTCTTCTACTGCTAATAAAACTTTGCCATCCTTAAGTAAACAAACGGATGAATCATGATAATAGCAACTTATTCCTATTTGTATCATTTATAAAATATATCTTCTTCTATAGTGATATCACCTGTATTTAAGTACTCTTCTAAGATTTTATCTTGATGTACTTTCATAGTTGAAATCACTTTTGTTATATAATGTGTTTTATGCCCTGTCATTTCTCTTATTAACAGGTATAAACTTTTTTTGTTAAAATTTTCAATGTAATCAACTCTCCTAAACAATTCTAATATAGCATCTGCAATTTGTATATCTCTCTTTTTATCAAATACCACATTTAGTTTAACATCCCAATATGATAACATAAGAGTTCTAAATTCAACGTGAGTAGCATCGGTTTCAATTGCCAATGTATCTTCGGATGGATTCCAACTTTCAGGCATTACAGACATCAATTCGTTCTGTTTGTACCTTTTATAGTTTGAATTGTTTAATAGAATTAAATGGTTTAATGCCATTCTAGTAAAGTAAGAGAATGCTTTACCCTTCCCCTCCTGAAACATATGAATTTTGTAAATCATCTGAGATACTACTTCTCTTTTTACATCTCCATGCCCATCATCAAAGTAAGAAAATTTATAAGTATTTAAAACATTTTCCGCTATTTTCTCAAACGGATATTTTATCTTATCTACATACAATGTATTTTTTTCTCTAAGGTTTTCGGATTTGTTATAAGCTATTATCGCTTCTTCCGTCTCCAAAGTGAAATACATTTTACTTTTAGGAGTTTTTGGTTTTCTCGGCATCTTATTCTATAATGTTTTTAAATTCTTCTATCTCATTTTTAATATCATCAAATGTAACACCAACTTCATCATCTTTTTCAAAAATTTCCTTATAATCTATATCTCTAATTCTTTGTAAAAGAGCTTCGTATGCCTCTTGTCTATCTAATATAAAATCTTCATAAGCATCAACTTTGTTTAATAGATTTAAAATACCTATTACACCGGCAATTGTTGTTAATATAAAGAATACCAATATTGTTATTATCATAAATTTTATTTTAAGCTTCTCCTGGTTTTCCGAAATGCATCATAAATGCAGAATCATCTTTAGTATTAGTTTTTAATTCAGATGATATCCATTGTTCAACAATAGTTTTTTTACTATCTATCATTTCTTCCAAATCTTCCTTTGAAATCAATTCTTTTTCAATAATCAAATCTACCAATGAATACAATAGTATTTGCATTGATATTATTTGATTACTTTGTTCTACTACTTTATTAGTTAGAACGTTATTTAATTCTTTTTGATTCATTTAGTATTACATTAAAACATAACCCTTTTCCATATACTTTGTTATATGTTTGTATTTTATTTGTTCAATATTACCATTAGGGTCTTTAGCCATAACTATCTGGTTTCTCTCATATTGAATAGGTGCTTTAACAGGTTGGTTTATGTTTTTATCAGCGATGGTAATACCATCTAAAAGGTCAATCATTTGTTGAGCAAAAATACATTCATTTAATTCCTCTCTTTGATTTTCCATATCACCTTTGAATACTACTAAACCTAAATTATCGGTTTGCACTTCTATTGAAAATGCTCTAATTACAATTCTAAATTTACCATTAGTATCAAATTCAGAAGTTTCAGTAGATTGAAATGCTTCATTTGAATATTTTGTAATATATGGATTTATTAAAAGAAGTGGGGTTTCAGTATTAAGATAAAATGCTCTGAATGGAAGTTTTACACTTCTTGTACAAACTGCTGATAAATTATTTTGCTTAGCAAATCTTTTTAGTGTTTTTTCAATTAGTTCCTCATCTGATTTAGTGAATGGAACTGCTTCAATCTTATTTAATTTCATATTTTCTATTTAATATTATACAAATATAATACAATTTTTTCAAATTTACAAATATTTCGTATAGAATTTAAATTTTTCTATGAGTAATCCAATAATTAACTGCGTTTTGGTCATTAATCCATTTTGATTTATCATTCCAGTCGAAATCTGGTCTAGCGTAGTACGGAAGCCTACCTTCTCTTTGCATTATAACACCTGAGTAATTCCATCTATCAATCAATCCATCTCCATCTAGGTCGTAACCATCGATAGAACCATCTCCATCTAAATCAATTCCTCTTTTAGTAGTATCTCTAACCAAATTTTCTAATTCGGTATCAACTTCTATGACTTTTTTTTTAATTTTTCATCAGTTAGGGTTACTTCATCTTCTTCCACATTTGTTGTATCGGAATTAATTTCTTTTTTTTTTGTTTCCTCATTATATTGAGTAGCCGCATTAACTAATTGTTCATTTGGAGGAGTTGGATTCTCTATTTCGCTAAAAAACACCTCAGCATCTTTTTCTGATTTTAATATCGGTGTTTCTCCGTAAACTTCATACATAGAAGGTACTTTTTCTTCCTCTCTTTTCATCACTAATCCATTAAATGCGATAATTAGAGCAATTGCGAGTGGGTCAAACACTATTACAATCAAAAATATGAAGAATTTTACTACATTTTTCAATTCTATACCAAATGCTTCGGCTACAAATCGAAAACCACCAACTTCTTTCTCTAAATCGATGTTAGCAATCTTAATTTTGTTGATTTCTTCGGTATTTTTAGCATTTTCCTCTTGCAATTTACCAATTTTATCGTTTAATTTACTGATTTCTCTATCTCTGTTATCAACTGAACGAAGTAATCTACTATTTACCTTACCACCATCTAAAATTTTACCTTGATTGGTGTTAGATTCGGTAATTTGAGTGGATAATTGAGTAATTTGAGTGTTATTTTGGTCAATTTTTGTTTGCCACACTGCAACTTCCCTATCCACTTGTTGTAATTGTAAGGATTGCTGTTGAAATGCATTAGAAAGGTAACCAAATATACCCGCAGAGGTAATTATCATCAGGATACCCACCGAAAGAGTTAAATACCACTTATTAAACCCCTTAATCTCACCCCAAGTCTGTTTAAGGTATGTGGCCGCAACTAATTTAGCGAATTCCAAAGAACCCGCCATCACCATAACAGAAACGGATGCACCAGCAAAGAGTACACCTAATCCAGTTACAGAGAAATAAGCAGCGCATCCGGCTATAATAACAGCGGATAATCCAACTAATACCTTTAACCAATTCATTTTATCCTAATGTAATTAAGTCGTTGTTTGTATCAACCATAAACTTAATTTCTTCTAGTAATCTAATTGCCTCTACATTATCAGCTGGTCTAGCCCCTTTCATCATATCTAATACAATACGAAGTCTTTGTTTAATTGCTTCGTTGTTGTCTGTAATTCTTTGTTCAAATTTTGCCATAAAAGTTTTGTTTGTTATATTATAAATATATATTAAATAAAAAAGGAAGACTAGTATTAGTCTTCCTTACAAAGATAAGTATAATTTTTCAATTAACCAACTTTAATCGTAACCTTTTTTGGTTTTGCTTCTTCCTTCTTAGGAATTGCTAGATAAAGAATACCATTGGTGATTTTAGCTGAAGTTTTTTCTCCATCAAATTTATCTCCTACGGCAATTCTATCATTAATAGAATGAATTAATTCTTTTTCAACTTTTGATAATTCCTTTTCTATTGATTTTACAAAAATTGCATCTTCTTCCAATTCAATAGTGATATCATCTTTACTATGACCTAAAACCGATAACGCAATAACTGCTTCTTCCTCTTTTACATCAATAGATAATCTTGAGTTTTGGTATTTCACAGTCGGTGATGTAAAAACTGCATTGTTGAAAAATGAATCGAACACTTCATCAAGTGTTGTGTAATTTTTTTTAGGTGTGTTGTACATAATTTTTTTGTTTAGTTTACTATATAAAAACAATTACCATACCACCGTAGTGATATGGTAAAATTGTCAGTATAATTGTGAAAAAGTGTCAGTTAAAATAAATCTCCTTTCAATCCCTGCTGTCTTTCGATAACAGTACTCATATGGTCTGCCCAATGTAGGATATACTGAATAGTGTAACGAAGATACTTAGAAGTGTCATATACTTTGTAATACTTCTCATTGTCTTCATCGTACACGCCATCTGTTAATTTGATACCAAACCATTCTTTGTCTGATAAAGTAATACCATATTGATTCATAGTAAAGAATCCTCTATCTGTAATAGCCATAAAAGGAATTTCTTCATTTCTTTTAAAGTATTCACCTCTGTTCTTAATGTGCCATTCTGAATCATTCTTAATATAGTGTAACTCACCTTTAGTTCCCAACTTACCTAAATCATGATGCAGTGCTGCAAAAATTAATTCTTCATCTGTGAAATCAATAGTACCTCCACATTCAATAAAAAGATTTTTCATCTTCAAAGAATGTTTACAAACATTAAAAATATGGTCAATATAACCACCCTCATATGCGTAATGGAAATTCTTATTACCACTAGCAGGTGATAACATCAAATTAGGACCTAATTCGTCCATTGAGTACATATTCAAAAGTTTTTCCTTCCTTTCTCCTGTGATGTACTTATCTACGATTCCTAAGAATTTCTTGTAGTTAGTCTCTAGCTCTTGGTCTGTGTAACTTTTCATATTCTTTTCTTTTTTTTTTGTGTTTTAAGTTTTATTTTTTTAAGCTTTTCTTTTATCTGTCCTGGTTTTATGATACTATAAAAAGATACCACAAATATACAAAAAATTTTTCAATTTTACAACTTTTCCCCAAATTATTTTTCGGCGGGGTATATGGTAAGTTTCGTAAGTACATAATACAACATATCAACCTCCTCTACTGAGGTACAAAAACCTAACCCACCACTATCAAATAATTCTACAATATATTCTCCCTCATCCAATCCAATTTCTTTCCATTCATTGTTATATGAGGAAATTAGACACATACAATTTGGGTCTACGGAATTTTTTGGTAATCTAAGCAAATAGTTGTAGAATCCACTACCATCATCTTCTAATACCTTCTCAAATCCCAACTCTTCTAATTTTTGCTCCGTAATAGGAGTTAATTCTAATTCTATTTTAGGTTGTTTCATTTATTCTAATACAATTTTTTCTAATATAAATAACTTAGAGCTATAATTGCTAACTTTGATAACCATAGTATCTCCTTTCATATTATAGATAGGTGCAATCATAGTGTTTATTTCTCCTTTGCTTCCACTATAAGAGGATGAATTGATTGTTGGTACTAATTCATCTTTGGAAGCAATTAAAGGTGGCAGCTTAACGATTTGGAACTGACCTGTGAAGTAATTGATATACGTCTTTGTAATTGTAGCAATCGTATCATTTCTCTTTAATACCCAATACAAATTACTCTCCCATTCTACTTTTTCAGGAGGATATGGCTCTTTACCATTTACTAATATCCTTCCATTTACTCTATGTACGGTTTGGTTTTTGGTTTTATCCAATTTAAGGTGGTAATATCCATTAGCATCTTTAGGAAGTGAACCTATCCCATTTTGATTTATTACACCATTTATTTCCAACGTATATGTTTTCGTTGGTATAGGCATATCTATATCCTTTGTACATCCGAATAAAAATAATATCGGTATTAACTTTTTTATCATAAACCAACTTTAGCAAATCTTTCTGAATTAAATCCCTCATCTCTTTTAACATCAACTGCTAATGCTCTCGGTACTTCCGGAGTTCCTTTAGAGTTGTTATTAATTAAGATTCTCTCATCTCTTCCGATTCCCATTACTAACTGATG